GCGAATTGCGTCTGTAATGGTAATCATGCTCCGACCTCCATTGCGCTGATGTATCTCAAAGATGGCGAAGAATCTGCAAACGACCCGCTCACATTGTTAGAAGTTGCCATATAAAGTTGATAATCAATCTGTGAAGTGGTGTTATGAGTGCTGTCAACGTACTGGGTATGAAATGGTCGATAGGTTGTGTTTTTGATTGTGGTCTGCCACAAACCGCTTTGAATTTCTGAGTACCCGCCACCGCCGATCTGACGATAAATTTTTATTCGGAGTTCGTAACTTGCACCATTCGCTCCCGCTCTTGCTGAACCGTAATTAAGAATAATTTTTGACGAAGTTGCTGATGGTGTGATGCTTACGGCAAACGTGCTTCCCATCGTGGTGTATGTTGTCACGTTGTCGATACTGACGGAGGGGTCGTGATTCTGAGTCACTACGAATTGCAACACTTTGCCAGTCGTTAGTCCTGAAACAGTTGCACCTGTTACGTCGAAAGTAACACCCGAAGGCACATCAAACGTATCCCCACTGTCTCCCAATGTGACAGTGCCGTTTGCACCAACTGGACTGACTTTATTTGTTTTTATTTCGCTCATGGTTTTGTTGGCCAAGTTGCGGCATCAACGTGTGCCTTTGTTGTTTTGCCAGAAGGTAAGTCTCTCAATGCCTGACGGTATGTTGCCCAATCAGAATCATTTGAAAGAGTCACATCTCTATTTTGTGTCCAATCTGATTCTGATAGTAGACGATCTCGTTTTGTTCTCATATCAGCTAAAGCATATACATTTATAAGCCTTGCTACTTCCGTATCTACTGCTGACTGGTTAATGGTAACATTATTACCAGCAGCATCCATTGCTCCCGCAGTGTCATCAACAGAAACAACACTAGGGTATAAGTTAAAAATTGCTTGGTGATTCATACGCCTATCTCCATTGCTGTGATCGAAGAAATAGAAGTAGTTGCAAAAACTCCAGTGCTCATAGCCGCAGTTCTATTTATGCTAAAACCTCCTGCTTCAACTTGACCTTGAATCTTGTAAGTGATTGCACTTGTTGATGATGGAGAATCCATATAAATCATTGGAACTCTGAAAGAAGAGTTATTGTCCCCAACGGCTCTTATATGACCTGCTGTTGCGGGATCAAAACCTGACATTGCATCACCTAAGCCAATTGCAGTTCCATTACGATTAAATCTAAAAGCGCAAAGATAGCCTTGACTACTTCCTGTTCCCTGAACATCTCCCATCAGAAGAATTTTGCTTGATGTTGCTGAAGGAGTTATGGATAAAGAAAATCCTGTTATATCAGTCCAAGTTGTATGTCCATTAGCGGCTGTAGTAAATGTATTTGATTTCACCGTCTGAACAACTTGCAACACTTTGCCAAACCCAGTCGCTGTGCCTGAATTTGTCAGTGTGCCACTATTCGTAAGAGTAGCACCAGAAGGAATAGTAATAGTATCTCCACTAGCTCCTAAAGTTAGTGAGGTTCCAGTTGAAGGTTCTACGGCATCTACGGTTATTTTACTCATGCTATTGTCCAGTTCGATCCGCTAGATAGATTTACAGTTACTCCACTAGCAATATTTATTGGTCCTGCCGACATCGCATTTGTAGATGCCGGTATTGTATAACTACTATTTATCTCTTTTTCATTGTTGAAAAATATATTCTCACCAACAACACCACCAAAAGGTGAGATATCTTTCCACTCCATAGTGCCATCTAAAAATGCACCACTTGATGCTGTGCCTGTAGTAGCTAGTGATGATAATCTAACCGTTTGGTCAGAAATTTCATTTTGATTAGTTAAAATGCCAAGTTGTACTACTTCAATATTATTTGTTCCTGAAACAACCGTTCCTGTAAAGGTAAGTGTTGATCCTACTGTAGAATATGCAGATGTATCTTGTTTAATGCCGTCTATAAAAACTAAAACTGAAGCACTGTTGGGTGCTGGGTAATCAAGACTAATTGACATTGCTGTGCCATCACCATCAAAAAATTTAGAACCTAAATTTGCAAAATGAGAACCTTTACCTATATAACTCATATAACTGTCCAGGTTGAACCGCTAGAAACGGTTATGGTTACACCGCTTGCTACAGTAACAGGACCCGCAGACATTGAATTTGTAGATGATGGTACAGTGTAATTATTATCCACTTGAGTCTCATTGTTATAAAATATTTCTTCGCCTGAAGTGCCTGTAGGCATTACATCAGACCAAGCCATATCACCTCTTAAAAAGGTATTAGCAGAAGGACTGCCCGTTGCATCAAACTTTGCTGCTGTAACTGAAGCGTTCGCTGGCGCTGATATATCTTGAGTCATTCCAAGATGAACAACTTGCACATTGTTTGAGCCTGTGGCAACTGTACCCGTAAAGGTAAGTGAGGTACCTGATAGTGTATATGCGGTAGTGTTCTGTCTAACCCCATCAATGAAAACTAGAATGGATGCTAAACTAGGCGGAGCATAATCCAAAGTAACGGTCATAGCACTGTTATTGCCGCTAAAAAACTTTGACGGATAATCTGTGAACAGAGGTTCTTTACCTAGATAGGCCATTATTTGTACTCCGTAACAATTACGATGCCGTTAGTTGCGGCTAATGCTGTTCCGTTGAAATGACCGCCAGTTCCGCTACCATACCCTGTGGGCGCTTGATCGACGCTGTACGTACCGAAACCGCCTTGACCAGAATTACCTAATATAGAATCTCCTCCGCTACAGTAGTAATAACTTTGCGGTTGTCCACGCCCACCATTAATATTTATATCTCCGTTAGATGCAGAACCTCCTGCGGTTCCTACTCCAATTGTTGTTGCTCCACCAGACCCGCCGTTACAAGTAATCGTATTGGTTCCGTCAGACCAAATAGATGCGCCTCCGGCATTTCCCCCACCACTTGCATTAGATGCGCCTCCCGCTCCAACTGTTACAGTTGCGGTACTAATAGACGAAACGTCAATTAATTTTTTGGCGTAACCTCCGCCTCCACCGCCATTGTTAGCGGTTTCAGTAGTCACACTACCTGACCCACCCGCACCTTGAACCTCAACAATAACTTTTGTTATTCCAGTTGGCTTTGTCCAAGTTCCTGATGAGGTAAAGGTTTGAACAGATGTTAGTCCGGACTCCACACCACTTAACTTTGATGCGGTGATAGCAGCACTTGCATTTACATCGGCATTAACAATAGCACCATCTTCAATGTTAGCTGATTTAATAGTTTCAGAAGCAATCGTTCCTGTTGTGACTTTAGTTAGTGCCATTTTTTATTCTCTATGGTTTTGTTGGCCATGTAGCACCATCAACGTGTGCTTTAGTTGTTTTACCAGAAGGCAAGTCTCGTAGTGCCTGTCTGTAAGTTGTCATATCAGATGACATCGTGACATCTGACAGAGCATAGAAATCTGTTTCTGCTAATAGTCTATCTCGTCCTGCTCGCATACCAGCAAGGGCATCTGCATCTGTTCGTGTATCTGGTTTAGTTGAGAATGATGAACCATCCCAAGTAGCACCAATCCAAGCACTGCCGTCATCAGCGACGAATTTGCTAGAATCTGGATGATTTGCAGAACCATCCCAATTAATTATATTAGTGACTGTGCCACTCTCTACTACTGCGTAATTTGCCATTTTATTACTTTCCTATTATGTTTATTTATATTCTGTTACGATTACGATGCCGTTAGTTCCGGCGTCTGAAGTGCCGTTATAAACTCCCACACTGCCTGATCCATAACCAACTGGAGGAATTCCATCATTGTCAGCACTAGAACCTGATGCGGCAGACCCTCCATAAATACCACCGTAACCAAATTGAGAATTTCCACCCGATCTTCTGGCGTAAGCACCGCCATTTTGACCGGCAATATTTAAATCACCTCCTGTTGCGGTTCCTCCAACACCCCCATAATATGATGTGTTCGGTGGGCCACCCCCACCACCTGCTGTGAGAGTGTTTGTTCCGTCAGCCCAAATAGAATTACCTCCTGCGTTTCCTGTTGTTGAGGAACTTGCGGCTCCACCAGTACCAATAGTTATGGTTGCGGTTGAGATAGAACTAACATCAACAAGTTTTTTAACATAACCTCCAGAAGCGCCATTGTTTAAATTCGCTGAGACAGTCCCAGCATCTGATCCGCTACCTCCCGCACCTTGAACCTCTACCATTACTTTTGTAATTCCAGTTGGTCGTGTCCAGGTTCCTGATGAAGTAAAGGTTTGTACTGATGTTAGTCCGGACTCCACACCACTTAACTTTGATGCAACGATAGCAGCACTAGCGTTTACATCAGTGTTTACGATTGAACCGTCTGTAATGTCAGTTGATTGAATTGTAGTTCTAGTCATTATTTGTACTCCGTCACGATTACGATACCGCTAGTTCCTGCGCCAGATACGCCTTGATAATCACCTCCACCGCCACCTCCATATCCAGAAGGTTCGCCAAGAGCAATAGCGTTATATCCTCCGCTACCTCCAAATCCAAGAACTGAACTTCCTCCAGTGTTCATGGTATAATTAAACGTAAGATTTCTTTGTCCTTTTATGTTTACATCTCCACCCACGCCTGTTCCTCCGTTTACAGAAGCGTAACTGCTATAGTGACCACCCGTACCGCCATTTCCAGTTACGGTGTTGGTTCCGTCAGCCCAAATAGAATTACCTCCTGTGTTCCCTGTACCTCCTCCTGCACTAATTGCGGCACCCCCAGTGCCTACGGTAATTGTTGCTGTAGAAATAGAAGAAACATTAATAAGTTTTCTTGCGTATCCTCCTCCCGCACCTCCAGTTGTAGAAGTATCATTAGGGCTAGGTGAAGAACATCCGCTTCCTCCCCCACCTTGAACCTCTACCATCACTTTTGTAATACCAGTTGGTTTGTTCCAGGTTCCAGATGAGGTAAAGGTTTGTACTGATGTTAGTCCGGCCGCTGCGCTTGCCCAAGCATTATCACCTCTTAAAAAGGTTGATGATGATGGTGTTCCCGTTGCTGATAGTTCTGCAAGACCAACAGCATCATCTGCCATCTTGGCGTTTGTTACCGCATTATCTTGCAGTTTAGCGGTGCTAACAGAAACACTGCCCAATTGACTTTCAGTAACAGATCCTGGTCCTGGAGTTATTGTACTTCCAATATCATTGATACCAATCACTTCTAATTTATCGGTAGTAACCAAAGCGGATGTTAGCGTAAGTGTAGTGCCAGATACACTGTATGCATCTTCGTGTTGTTTAACACCATTGATAGTGACAATCAAAGACTGTTCACTAGGTGCAGTCCAACTCAGTGTATGGGTTGCACTTGTTGAACTTGTAACATCAAATCGTCTAATCTCAGATGATTTGTTATCTACACTTTTACCCATGTAAGGCATTAGGTAATCTCCAGAACACTAATGAAACATTGTAAGTCACTTGCTGCTGAAGCTGTAACCGTAAGTTTATCTGTGGCTTCTAAGTTGATTGGTTTATCAAGAACAAGTGTAGAGTCTGCTGGTACTGGAAGTGTTTTACCTATATGAAAGTAAGCAGTTCCACTACCGTCATAAACTTCAACTGTTGCATCCACACTGTTTACACCATCTACATTAGATAGATAGACAGAATGAATAACTGCTGAAGTTGCACCTGGGCAAGTGTAAATATCTGTTCTAGATGTACCTACTGCCGCACCTGCATTTTTAAAAGTATTGGCCATGAATTATCCTCCTAACGCCAATGCCATCGCAGCAGCATTATCTACTGTGTCTTGAAATGAAGGTTCAGCACCAGAACCATTACTTGTTAGTACCTGAGTAGCAGTGCCGGGTCCAACAGCATTTGCCTTTGCACTAGCATCCCAAGTAATAATCTGACCGTCTGTACCGTCTTTGATTGCTTTTACGTCTAATTTAGTTAATGGCATAATTGTTTCTCTTTACTATTTATATTATTATGTGTTAGCCACACTTACAAAACTTGGGTCAGCAGTATGATCTGGAGAAGTAGGCCAAGAGTCAGCGTGACTACCTAGTTCTGTCCAAGATACTTTATTTACTGTTGTGTCCGTTGTAATATTGGGAGCAGCCCAAGTCGTTACACCTTCTGAGTCAGTTGTACCTGTCTTGCGTGTGTATGTTACTGGATGTGCATGATATGCTTTGATAGCATCTAGATCAGCCAGTGCATTGATTGCTGTTTCTTTTGCGTTAGCAGTTGTTCGTAGTGCTGTACGATATGTTGCCCAAGCACTAGGAATTGCTGTACCACCGTCTGCCG